TCTTCATGGGCGGTGGGGTCTGGCAGTTGGCGCAGATCGCCGATATCCCGCCAGGGAAGTAAGGGCCAATGCGGCCATCGCCGCCGCAAGCGGGGCAACCTTGTTCCTCAGATTTGCGTATAACCGCGTGACCCTTCGAGGTGGCCGCGTAGGGAACTTGGCGGTAGCGACGTAAACTCGGAGCGGCCTCAATTAGGCCAAGCTTCTTCAGGCGTTCGCGGATAGCTGGGTCGAAGATCATTTTCGATCTATTCTCCACGCTCCTTAGCGCGGACAGTTCCTCGGGGCTGAGTTTCATCTCTCACCTCCAAGCGACACGTCAATCATCCGGCGCAGTTCAGCTTTTTCATCTTCCGATTGCTGCATCTTGGTGCCGTCGTCGAAACGGCCGCCCACCAAAGAGTAGGTCGATGCAAAGACCTGCGCTTGCTCCATTATGCAATCAATGACCGTCTCGCGGGCATTCTCGATCTTCTTCTCGCTCATCCCTCCACCTCCGCAGAGAGAGCGGCGCGGCGGTTCCAGAAGGCAACAGCGTCTTCCGGCGTGCTCCTCCACGGGTGCTCGGTACCGCACTCCCGGCAAAAAACGGTGAAGGCTACATCGTCGCTCTGATCGTAGGGATTGCTTTCCTGAAACTCAGGATCACCTCCGCAGAATGGGCACGGCAAAAGCCTACCAGTATGGTGAGCAGGCCCTGGCATATAGCGGATACCGCCCTCTACAGTGCCGTCATCGGCATGAAGAAAATTGGTGGCCGGATCAAAGACGAACGGCTTGCCAGCGGCCAAGCATTCGATGATCGAGGCTTCTCCATCCCCCAGCACTTTCTTCTGGGGCGCGGGGGTGTCAGGATCTGTCATGGTCACCCCTTATGGCGACGATCTCGCCAGCGAAGCCCATCTCGCGCAGAGTGGTGATTGGATCTTTGTCGTCGGCCAAGACGCCCTTAAGAGCAGGGTCAAGGACGATAGTTGAGCCGCGACGCTCGACGTAATCATCCCTGATCTGCTGCCAGTTCCCTGCGGTCGCCTCAATTGGCAGGTCAGGATAGACAACAGTGAGCGCTCTGCGCATCTGATCAGCGTAGAACGCTAGTTCGTGCGTGTAGGCGGGCCGGTCTAGGAGATACGAGGCAACCGCATAGACGGCGCCAATATCTCCCATCAGGATGCCAGTCGAGGCGCTCAAAAGGCCATGTGTCTCGATCGCTTCGGTCATGCCGCTTCCCTCCCAAGCGCATTCAGCAGCTCGTCGGCGCTGGTGACAATGTGGTTCGCCATCAACGCCATCAGCTCTGGCTCTTCGCCGTCATGGGTCCAGATGATCAGGCGCTTGCCGCGGCCGGCAAACCACCCGCCTTCAAGGTGAGCGGAGCGACCGCATGGCAGGAGAAGGACGCAGGTGTCAGCCCACTCCATGCCACGGAAATCATTGAGGTAGCCGCGCGATGCGATCGGGTGCGTGGTAAGCAGATCGCGGTATTCCTTGGCTTTCCAGCCCATCCAGTCGGGGTCGATCTCCGACCAGGCGAAGCCCTTCACGCCATTCGGCGGGTTGCGGAAGTCATAGACCTCGTGACCAGCTTCGCGGAGCATGGTGACAGCGCCAGGCTGATGCGGGTTGCGCCAAGAGGATGCCAAATAGATGCGGCTCATGATTGGATCTCCGTTGCGGATGAGCGGTCAAGGCGCTCGATTTCAGCGATGATGAGAGCGGCGGCGCGAACGAGATCGCGGCGACGATCTTTCGGCTTCCACCAGGAGGGATGCCACGTGTCCGGCCACAGATACGGTGGGCGGATGCGAACGCCGTTTGCATGGCTTTCGTCACTGCGGGCCTTGAGCGCATAGGCAGCTGCGGCTTGGGCCATGCTGCCGTCTGTATGCTGATCGTCGTGCTCTGGCGTCCAGCCTTCCACCTCGACCTGACGGCGGCGCTCTGCGGCCACGTCGCGCAGGGCGTCACTCCCCACCAAAAGCACTGCTGGCGCTGCGTTGCGAAGCTTTTCAGCTTCCGACTGCAGCTCAGATAGGGCTTCTTCGACCTCTGCGACAAGGTCAACGCCTTCCGTCGCGTCGTCGTAGCCGTCATAGCCGCTGTAGCTACGAACCAGCTTGAGGATCTTGATTGACCATTCAGGCCAAGGCACCTGCCGCGCCTCGTCAAGCTCGTCTTCGAGGCCCGCAATCTGCTCTTCGAGCAGGGCGATTTTCTCTGCCTCACTCCCCATCACATGAGGCTGGGGCGGTGGCGACTTAGAAAACGCGGCCGAGGCCCCGCTCGCGCCCGACCGGTAGGTGAAGAGTTCGGCAAGTATCTTGCTGATCTCTTCCACAAAGTCGGGAAAGCGCGCGATTTCAGGGTCGCTGAGTGCCGCCTTTATGACGTAGATGTCAGACCAGGCATTGCTGTGTGAAATGGGGGATGGGGTGGCTTCCGGCGCTCCGCCTTTCGGCCAGATCGTCACGGTTTCGCCGTTCTCAATTGCCTCGCGCACAAGGGAGGCAATCTCTGCGTCGTTGTCGAACGGCGCGTGCAGGCGGCATGCATGACCATCGGCGTCTCGGGTCTCGGCTTGCCATCCGGCTGCGCGGACTTCGGCGCTCGACATCAAGTTGATGGGGTTGGGGCTCTTCATGCCGTTCGGCTCCAGTTCTCGAATTCGCCTCGAAGGTCGAACCAGCGCTTGCGTGCGCCGGCATCGTTGTTGAGTTCGCCGCGGCTATCGACCTTCAGGAGGTAGCGAATGGCGGAATCGACGCGCACGTCGTCGCTCACGTCCTGCTTCTTCTCCTCGGCGAGGAAGCGGCGGAACAGCTGATCCTTGCAGCGCATCGCGCACTCTGCGGCGTAATCACCGTTTTCGTGCGCGCGCTGTTCCTTCTGCTTTGTTGCTGGCTTCCAGCGCCGGACCTCGCGGAAGGCCGTGTCCAGCAGCTGCAGAAGGAAAATGATGTCATCGTGGGCATGCGCCAGAAAATCGCGATCGGGGATGCCGCAATCCGGCGTCAGCATCGCCATGCTCACCGGCGGCGTGTTCGTCATGAAGACGGCATGCAGCTCGGTTCCTGTCGGCCCGACCTGCCACTGCGTGCTCGCATCCTTGATGCGGCGTCGAATGGCGGCCAGGTGCTGGCGATCATCGGCGGTTGCCATTAGCGCACCTCGCTGCAGGCCAATTCCAGCAGCACGTCGGCATGACATGGCTTGCCCGGCGCGCACCAGCACGCAAGGTTCTTGCCTCTTATCCGTGGAAGGCCTTCTGATCTTAGCCATTCCGGCCAATCGTGATGAACGCTTCCACGATGCAGGCTGGCGGCAAATTGCAGCTTGCCGGGACCCATATCGAAAAACTGCGTTCCGCCCTCGCAATGGCGGCGATACGCTTCGACCGCAACGGCTGGGTCGTTGTGGACGAATGGATTTCCCAACAGGGTTGGCCGCGCCACGTTGACGGCTGGAAGGCCATTCAGACGCAGAGAATTGGCCTGAAGGTCGAAACCCTTGAGGCGCGACAACCTCATGCGAACCGGCTGCACAACAAGACTGTCAGCCATGACGGGCCTCGCGCATGTCGATGGCGGCCTGCAGCTGCTCGCGCAGAGGGCGGTCGGCGGTGCGGCAGCCCTTGGCGTCAATGAGGGCGATAAGGCCGATCGCGACGCTGACGATGGTTTCCTCGGCGATGCGGTCGCTGATGCCGCCATATCCATCGATGGCGAGGCTGGCGTCGGCGGCGAGATCGAGCTGCGCCGAGGCGAGGTTCTCGGCGGCCTTTGCGATGGCGCGCTTTGCAAACTCGTCGCATTCGAGCTCGACGAGCGAAACGCCACCGTCGATGACGGTCAGGCGCGGACGGCCAATGTCGATGCGCGGGAAGTTTAGGATATCAGCCATGACGATCCCTCCAAGAATCAGGCCGCTCGTCATCGGAGCGGCGGCGGAATGAAAGATTGCTGAGAACGATGCAGCCGCCGAGCACTGCGCCTGCGGTCAGAGCGGCTGCGAGCGAGCTCCAGAAAATGAGCGAGCCGTCGATCATCAGACCCTCGCGGCGATTTCGGCCTGGCGCTGCATCGAGGCGAGCACCTGGCTGATGCTGTAGAGGTCGGCGCACAGGAGGAAGGCGGCGACGAGCGCCAGCGCGATGCGGTTAATCCGGCGGCGGTTCTCGATGTATTCGACCGAAACCGTCATCGGCCTGATTGTCATGGTTTTCATGGGAGCCCTCTCGCATCCGTTTCGGAACCCGCCGCGTTCCTGGTCGCGGCGGTGACCGAAGCGGATGGCGATCAGGCCACGCGCCGGGTCGAAATGCGCGAGGCGATGCGGCGGGCCTCGGCGATGTGGTAATCGATCTCTTCATCGCTCAAGCCGAGTTCGGACTTGATGTTCTCGCGCGTGGCGATGTCGCCGAGATCGACGAGGATCTGTGCAAGTTCAAAGGCGCGGTCGCGGACGATGGTGCTGGAATAGGGCTGCTGGGTAGCGGGCTGGGTCTGCATGTCGGTTTCTCCTGAAGCCTCCCGCCTCAGGCGCCCCGCCCGGCCCGCAAGAGTGCAGTGCCGCGGCGGGGAAGCCATCCGGCAGAGGGAGGAGGACCGACCGGACAACACTAAAATCGCGAATATCGCGAAAATGTCAAGCAGGTAATCGCGAATATCGCGATTAACGCCACGAGCACAAAAAAAGCCCCGTGGAAGGGGCTTTGCTTGAAGCGTTGGAATAGAGCTATCTGCGAGCAATATGGCCGCAGATGCGACCGACAATCGTCAAGCGGGAGAGCTCGACCGTGAAGGCTTCGAGGTTCGGGTTGTCAGAAATGATTCGAACCAACGGTGGATCGCTGAACGGCACTCTTTGAAGGCGCTTAATCTGCGGCTCCGTGTATCCGTCACTGATAGCGTACACGGTGTCTGTGATCATGTTCCGCTGCGAAATATCCACAAGGACGCGATCTCCCGGCATGTAGCTCGGCTGCATCGAATCACCGATAACCTCCATCACAACGGTCTCGCTTTGACTAGCTTTGGCCTCCCGAAGGAAGGTTGGCGATAGGAGCCATTCGGCGACAACCTTATGAGCTGAGTAGGAGTGCGCCCCGACCGGCAGAGATACCATATCGCCAACATTCCCCTCACCGGCACCCAGGCGCACATCGACCTCCGGCAGCGAGCCCGCAACCTTGGGGGTCCAAATTCCGTCGCCGTACCCTTGATCTTCGTCTGGGTCGAATGAAGAAATGAAGGATGTAGATCCATGGCCCGTTCGCGTGTCATCGACGGGATCTATGAAGCTCGGAAGGTTGACGCCGAAAAACTTAGCCATTCGAATGACTTCGCTTCCCTTGATTTCCCGGCTTTCCTTCGTCGGATCTTTGTTGAGCATCCTTGTGATCACGTCGGCGCCGACGCCAAGGTACTCCGCGAGCTTTGCTTTCGCTCCGCGCCCATCGCGATCCAACTGGTGTTGCAGCCAGTCGCGTAAATCGTCTCGTGTGTTCCTCATGTCTAGATTTTCGCGAACTTCCGCGAAATTGATATCGCGTTTATCGCGAATTTTCGTTGACATTAATTCGCGATTATCGCAAGCATTCACCATGCGCTTAGATCCTGCAATGACAGTTGTTGAGTTTTTGGGTGGTCCACGCGAGGTATCAGGCCTCGTAGGGAAGCACATTTCGCGCGTCTATCGATGGATGAAACCGTCGGATGCCGGCGGTATGGACGGTGTCATTCCGGCAAAGGATCAGCGGAAGCTGCTTCATTATGCGCAGCAAGTTGGAGCCGATCTGCGGCCAGAAGATTTTTTTGCCAGTGATCGACTGCGAAAAGTTTTGGTCTCCGCCAAGGAGGCTGCATGACGACGTTCCCGCGCGGGCACTCTGTGTTTCTCCGCGCCACCTCGCGCCGGGCTGGCGGACCTTCACCGTCCGGCGCGCTTTCTTTTGGCAGGGTGGGCAAGTCCGGTCCAAGCCGCGTGGCTCATAACCACGATATCGCAGGTTCGAATCCTGCCCCTGCAACCAGTTTGTGTTTTGTCCAGGCATCCGGCCCTCCGTGATCTGATGCCGGGACAATAGCTGCGCCCGCGCGGCTTTCACGGAATCCATTCAGTCCGTCTTTTTCCTTGACCGCTTTTCAGGGGTGTTTTCGTGCGTGCAATTTCTGACATCGATGCAGGTATCATCAAGGCGGCGACCGCCGCGGCCTACGAGGCAATGGGCGGTGTGAAGCGCGCGGCGGAAGCCTTGGGCGTCGGCTCTTCGACACTGACGAAGTATGCCTCTCCCGGCGAGGAATGGACCGAGAGTTTCATTCGCCTCGATCTCGCGGTCGAGCTCGACCGGCGGACCGGTCACCCTTTCCTGCTCGAAGCCATGACCAGGATCGTTAAGAGCGAACCGGTGAAGAGCTTCGGCGAACTGACGGCGGCGGCGATCCTACGGCTGGACGGCGTGCTCGACGATGTCGTGCGTGAAGTGGTGCAGGCGATCGAGGACAATCATGTCGATGCCGGCGAACGCCTGGCGGTGCGCGAGCGGATCATCGCGGCGCAGAGCATTCTGGGGCGGCTCGATTCCCTGATGGCGGGGATCGGCTGATGGCGGCGGATCACAAGATTTCGGATAGCGGCGACGAGGCTGCCAAGGCGCTGACGATGGCGGCGGCCAAATGCATCGACGCCGGGCTGACCGATGAGCAGGCGGGCAACGGGCTGCAGGCATCGCTGCGTAGCCTGCGTGCGCGGCTCAAGCGGGCGAAGGTGAACTGATGCAGATGGTCACCGATCCTCCGATCGGCCGCGATGGCCGCCGCCTTCTTCACCGGGCTCTCCTGTTCATCAGCCAGAACGGGCGGGCCTATCCGCTTGCATTGGCGGCGGACATTGCGGGAGCCGAGCGCGCTGTCGCCGGCGGATACGCCCGGCGCGACCGGAGCGACAGGCATTTCGTGTGGGTGACCAAGAAGGGCGAGGCCTGTCTCGACCGTTTGATGAGGGTTGAGTGATGGAAGTAGCAATCGTAATGCCTTCAGAACTTGTTGCCTCCGTCGAGTTGGCGAGAGCGCTTCTCGATGCAGGTGATGTCGAGCGCGCGTTGAAGGTGTCCTCCGTAGCCTACGATCAAGCGAAGGCGGCGGCCATCTCAGCCGATCGCGTTAAGGCATCTCGTGAACTCGTCGAAAAGGCCAGACGGCTGCAAGGCGAGGCTTTGAAGATAGAAAGCCTGTGCTCAATAGCGATGGCCGACGCCGTTGATGAAGGTCAGGCAAAAGGAGAGGTTAGGGCTAGAGGGCGGCAGCCTGCAGGCCTGTCCGGTGGCGCCACTCTTGATGAGCTCGGCGTGAGCAGCAAAAGACTTTCTGAGGCTAGACAACTCAGGAATGCCGTAAAAAAGGATTCCTCATTCATAGAACGGGTGATCGAAGATCGATTAGCTCAGGGGCTGGAGCCTTCAAGAGCATCACTGCGTTCGATTGCTGGTCGCAAAAGCCCCAAGGAACGCGGCGCCGACGAGATTTTGGCGGACAGCGTGGCTCTCCCAAGCGGAGAAATCGTAAGCGATTTGGCATGGTACGAATTGCCCGTATTGATCCGGCAGTATCGGCAGAGTGCTGAAATACTTGAGGCAATTAGTCGTCACTGTATTCCGCCTGACGATCATCTGAAGGTCAGCGAAATCATTACGGCCTCGATGCTGAGGCGCTTCGTCGAGGAGCGCTCAGATGGTTGACGAAGAAATCTACAGCCGCGCCGTCATCATTACCCGCGCTGCCGGAAAGGTCTCGGCGTCGTTCCTGCAGCGGCGGCTGACGATCGGCTATAACGCTGCCTGCGGTCTCGTCGAGCGCATGGAGGCTGAAGGCCTCGTCGGCGGTGCGGACGCGGCAGGAAAGCGGGTCTTGCTTGGCGCGGCTCTGGCGCCGGTTGCCGCTTCTGACAACTCGGAGCTTGTGGTCTCGATCGAGACGGCGCGCGCGCTGCTGGACGCTGGCGATGTCGAGCGGGCGCTGAAGCTTTCGTCGGTCGCCTATGACCAGGCCAAGGCCGGAGCGGCGTCGGCCGACCGCGTCAAGGCATCGCGCGAGCTCGTCGACAAAGCGCGGCGCATGCAAGGCGAAGCGCTGAAGATCGAAAGCCTTTGCTATGTCGCGATGGCGGATGCCGTCGATCAAGCGCAGGCGAAAGGCGAGATTGCACGACAGGGGCGACCGAAAAATGTTTCAGACGAAAACGTTTTTTCGCTCGACGAGGTCGGCGTTGATCGCCAGCAACTGCACGCCGCTCGAAATATTCGCAATGCGGTTCGCAAGGAACCGGAATTTATCGAGCGTGTCGTAGAGGCGCGTCTCGCAGAAGGGCTGGAGCCAAGCCGGGCGGCGCTGAAGAAGGCGGCCGGACATGCGATCGGCACGAAGGCTGCGACGAAAGACGAGCGTGGTGACCAGCTTTACGAGACGCCGGATGTGGCGACGCGGTCGCTACTGGCGCTCGAAAGCTTTACCGGGATCGTGAAAGAGCCGGCAGTCGGCCGCGGCGCCATCCTCACCGTTCTCGAAGAAGCTGGATACGAGGCTATCATTTCCGATCTTCGAGATCGCGGCGTCGCGACCCGGCACGGCGAGCTGCAGCAGGTGGGCGACTTCCTGCAGTCGGCGCCGGGTGGCACCGTTGGATATGACATCTTCACCAACCCGCCCTATGGCGATCTCGCCAACGCCTTCCTGGCGCATGCGCTGAAGGTACACCAGCCGCGCAAGATGGCGGCGCTGCTGAACCTCAACTTCATGTGCGGCTTCGACGATCCCGACCGGGTCTTCCTAATGCAGGACAATCCGCCGAGCCGCGTTTACGTCTTCTCCCGTCGCCTGCCGATGATGCATCGCGACGGATGGGATGGACCGAAGGCGAGCAGCCAGATGAACACGGCGTGGTTCGTCTGGGAGCGGAACGACGACGGCAGCTATGGTCGGGGCAACGGCGCCTTCGATACGATCCGGATCGACTGGGAGCACTACAGCAAGCTGCCGCCGCTCGCGCCTGGCGCCGGCGGCCATGTCGGGCCGATGGTGTTCGAAGACACCGAAGATTTCACGCGCGAGACGCCGCGCAAGAGCCTCGACGAACGGATCGCGGAAGCACGCGACCTTGCAGTCGAATGGATCGGTTCGCGGATGTACTTCGAAGATCCCACTTTCGATTCCATCGAGCTTCGCAGAGGCGTAGGCGTTCGGCCAACCACCGCAGACGCGTTGCTGGCCATACTTCTTGATGAAGGCGCTGTAGAGGAGCTTTCCGCGCTCGATCAGCCGGGACGATATCGCGGCCGGTGGTCAAACGGGAGGGCTGCGGCATGACCCCTGATTTCTCACCTGCGATGCTGAAGCGCTTCTTGCGCGCTCGCGCCGATATCGCCGGGTTCAAGGCGATCTTTCCGTCCGAGCTGTCGAGCGCCCGCAAGGTGCGCAAGACGTTCAACGCGGCGCTGAAGGAAGAGCGCGCGGCGATATCGCGCCGAGCCGGGGTCAGCGACGAGCAGTTCGATCTTGCCTGGCAGGGCAGGCTTTCGACGGCGGACCCGCGCCGGCGGATCTGGATCGCGCTGAACGCGGACCCGGAATTTCACGGCGTGCGCCTGCTCGACAAGGGAAAGCAGGAGGAAGGTCGATGACGGGGCTTCAGAACGGCCATAACCCCGCGCGTGGCGAATATGACTACCGTTCCTTCGCGCAAGCGCTGAAGCGGAAATATTACGACAATCCGACACTGGCTATGCGGCCTCTGGCGGTGACGATCGGCGTCACGGTTTCCGATCTTTCGCGGGCTATGGGCGGGCAGATGGTGTCGGTCGGCAAGGTGATCGCGCTATGCCGCTGGCTGGATGTTCCAGTTGATCACTTCTACATCGAGCCGGAAATAGACGGCAAATCAACATGTTTCACCGGATCAAACGTGAAACACGGTGGCCGAGAGGTGCGCTCTTGAGTGATCTCCTGCCGATCGTCGAGTTGTTGGCAGACGCGTCCAGCCACGAAGAGCGGGCGGCCTGGCTGTTTGCCTGCCCGCTCGGCGTCATCCACCGCGAGCATATGGCGATCCGGCGGCTGCTGCAGAAGACAGGGCTGATCGCAGGCGTTGCGTATCTCGAATCTGTTCTTTCCATGACGAACGCCCGGCGCCTGCCGGACGGGCAATTTCCATACACAATCATGCTGCAGGTGCATGTCGCCTCGCAGGATTTGCGAGGCGCAGTGGCGGCTGCGTGCGAGGGGGTCTCAGGGGCGGCATGACACAGGTAGTTCCACATTACCGCCTGTCGATCATTCCAGGCTGGATCGTGACAGATCCTCGGCTGAAGGGGAAAGATCTACAGGTGCTTTGCCTGCTTGGCAGGCATACGAGCAGCAAAGACGGATGGTGCCGGCGAAGCCAAGTGAAGATGGCTGGCGAGCTATCCTGCTCGCGCTCAACCATTCAGGCCTCGCTCGACCGGCTTGCGGAAATGGCCGTCATAGAAAAGCGGATCGTCGCATCGCCTGATGGTCGCGATAGCGCGCATCGATATCGCGTGATCTACGATCGCGATCCGGAAAGCTTTGCAAATACTGCATGGGATGACGAAGACGGCGAGGAAAATGATCCTACTTATCCGGCCGATATCGACACCCCCCCTGCCGATATACCGGCAGGGGGTGCCGACTCTGGACCGGCACCCCCTGCCGACTCTGGACCGGCACCTATTAACCACTCCAACCTAACCACTCCCCTTAACCGAGAAGAGAGAGAGCGCGAGCGCGATTTTGAAGGGGAAGAAGATAGGAAGGCGGTAGAGCGTGAATTCAAACGGTTCTTCATCGGTTGGAAGACCGCCATCAGCGACAGCGAGCCGGAAGCGCGTGGCTGCTGGCAGACATTGACGGCGGAAGAGCGGTCTGCGGCGCTGGAGCGCTCGGCGCAGTATCAGGACGCGGCGCTGTCCACGGGTCGTAAGCACCTCTGCTCGGCGGCGCGGTATCTGAAGGAAAAGCGCTGGGAGAAGCTGCAGGCGCTAAACGTCCAGGCGCAGGCATCGGCCGCGCCGGAAGCCTATACGGCCTATTCCAGGGCCGGCCGTGGGCTGTTGTTCTCAGAGCTGCTGCGCCCGCAACGCTATCTTCAGCTCACGCCGCTTGAGCAGACGATCATCGAAAGTAAGCCTGAGAAGTACGACATCATCTGGCGTGACAAGCGTGAAAAGCAGGGCTGGCCTGAAGCGGCCAAGCTGATCGAGATCACGATGCAGCGCAAGCGGTTCAATGTTCCTTCTCGGATTGTCGAGCGTTGCCAGGACTTCGAGAAAGTGCGTGTCGGAAGCGCTGAATGGGAAGCTTGGAGGGAGCTTCACCATCGTCGTTTCTGGCCGTGGCTGCCTGCACCGGACAAGCTTGAATGGATGCAGTTCCCACCACTGCCAGCGGATATGGACGCGGATCTCGACACGCTCGTCGAGGAGGCATTGGCAAGGTTTCAGGCGAAGATTGAGGTTCGGGGCAATGATGATGCAGCATAATAAGTTCGACGGCGTGCCGATCGCGTCTGGATCTGGAGAGCGGTTCGAGGACCGGATGCGCCGAATCAGGATCGATCTCCTGAGCTATGCCCAACATCGAGCATCCGATGATTCGCCATGGTTTGCGGCTCGCGTTATGTCGGGTCGCGAAATAGCTGTGAAAAAAGCATTGGACAGCGCATCTGTCGAGGCGTGCGTGCCCATGCGAAAAGGACCCGAATATAGGCGCCGCGGTCGCATTATCCCGGCGACGATGATCCCGGTAATGACAAGCTATGTGCTTGTTCGCTTTCAGTATGACGAGCGGGCGTTCATCAGCCTCAGGAGCTTCGAGCATGTGCATGGCATTCTCTCCAGCCCCGAAGGTCCGCACCCGATTGGGCACTCGGAAGTGAAAAGATTCAATGCTTTGGCTGATGGCGGGAAGCTCGATTGGGAGCGTCAAACCGTCGTGTTCAGGAAAGGGGAAACAGTGCGTATATCTGATGGACCATTTGCATCTTTCAACGGCGAAGTCATATCCTGCCGCAATGACGGCAAAGGCGATGCTGTCGTTGAGATCAATATGTTCTCCGGAAAGGTGCCGGCTCTTTTGCCTCTTGCAATCCTTCAGAAGGTATGACTACAAATCTGCCCACGGATGATCCGATGATCCCGTAGTGAGCCCCTGAGAACGCCGTAGCAGGTGGGAACGAAAGTTCCGGGGTCGGTACACCGGTCGGACCCCGCCTTGACAGCTTCACCTGCGAAGCACCGATTCAAGGCCAGTGCGCAAGCTATGACCAGATGAATGACGAGGCGGCCTAACGGTCGCCTTTGTTGCATCTAGAGATATGGGCAAGCTGAAATCTCTACAGCCTCGACTGAAGACGCTCGGGTCTCGCCTCTCTCAGATAGCGCCGGCCAACAGGCAGGAAGCTGAAGCGATCCGACATCGCGAGCGTGATCAGAACCTCGAACATCGCAAGTGGTACAAGACCAGCCGTTGGCAGAAGCTGCGAGAACAGGTGCTGGTGCGAGATGCATACATCTGCCAGCGCACTGGCGTCCTCTGCATCGGCAAGCACCCAGCGCCGAACAGTCCGGTGGCTGACCACAAGACGCCGCACCATGGTGACGAGCGTTTGTTCTGGGATATCGAGAACCTCCACTGCGTCAGCAAGGCCTACCACGACAGCGAGAAGCAGAAGCAGGAGAGGTCCGGTGGCTGGTGAGCTGAGGCCGCTGTGCGTCTACTGCGAAGAAGTGGGATGCGATCTCGTCCTTAACTTCGACGACGTTGATCCTGGTCGGGAAGAGATGCCCGTTTGCAATGACTGCCTCAAGTTGATGTTCGAGAAGGCCTTCAGTCCGGAAGGATCGGAGACCGAAGGCGCGACCGTCCATTAGGGGGGGGGTCGAAAGTCTGGAAGGCCTCCGACCCCTAGACCCGCGCCCCTCTCACGCAGAGATTTTATTTCCGCCATGGACGAGAAAAACGACCAGACAGACGAGAATGCGGTGGAACTTGATCTGTTCGGTCGGCCGATAGAGGCTCTCAAAGATCGTCGCGGACGGCCCTCTTATGCAAAGTCGAAGGAAAATCAGGAACTTGTAACAGTCCTGCGTTGCGCGAACTGGAGTCATGAGCGCATTTCCCGCTACATTGGTTGTGACGAAAAGACCCTGCGTAAACATTTTTCCCGTGAGCTGGATGCAGGCGCAGACATCGTGGAAGCCGAAGCTTTGATGGTTACCTATCAGAAAATGCGTCAGGGCAACTCGGTTGCCACTGGTCGCATCCTTGATCTTGCTGACAAGGCGCAACTTGCTACGCCTCAGCGTCGGTCCGTTCCAGCGCCA